AAAGAAGTACCCGGATAAATCTAACAGAATACAAGCCAACTAAAACCACAAAGAAATTATCCAAAAGAATTATACTAGAACACGGGGATATTGTTGGTAATCTAGAAGCTTACGTGGAGTTGTATGATAAGTATTGTACACACCATGGATTCAAGCGGGATATTAAACTAGAATCTTTTAAGGATTGTAATGTCATAGAGTACTGGGCAGATACATTGGTAGGGATTAGTTTATATAAACAGTTTGATACACAATTTGTAGCATACCAGTTTATATGGGATTATGCTGACCCTAAACTTTCTCTAGGAACTGTAGCTCAAATGTATGAATGTGAAACTGCTAAGTTACTTGGCTGTGAATATGTATATTTGTTAGGGGGATATGAGAAGTGCTGTCTGTATAAATCAAACTATTCAGGCTTTGAATTCTGGACAGGGAAAGAGTGGAGTAAAGATATTGAACTTTACACAAGACTGGTAGAAAGGGATGAACAAATTAAAATAGAAAATTATGATCTATGAACCAACCAATAGAGTAGAGGTAAACACACCAAAAGGCCCGGGGGTTATTTGGTTAGTAACTGACTACGGGCATGAAACAGATACTATATACACTGTGATTTTAAATGATACAGGAGAGTTCTGGCAGTTTACTCACAAGGACATAAGAGCAAAAAACAATATTACATATAACCGGATAATAAAAAATTAAGTATATTATATAGTACTTAATAATTTATATCATGGCAAAAATAAAAGAAATATCAACTAAACTAGAAAGCCCAAAAGTAACCCGTCCAGGTATACATGCTAAAACAAAAACTAGTAAACTAAAATCTAGTAAAAACTATAAAAAGTTATATAGAGGGCAAGGTAAATAAATTTTGTTTATATTTGTCTGTAATTAAAAACCAATAAAATGCAACTAAAAGGAAAAAGGGTTTTGTTAAACAAACCAGAAATGAAAGAATCTCCATTTGAATTAAGTGAAGCTGACAAGCAAGCAATTGAAATGGACATGAGAAAGACATGGACTAAGTTAGAAGTTTATGCTACAGGAGATGAAGTAGAATCAGTAAAGGTGGGGGATAAAGTATACATAGGGATTACTGGACTACAAGCATCTGAAGCAGTAGAGCTTGAAGATGGAATAAAATTAATGGTAGCTGAAAGAGACATTGCAATAGTATGGTAAACTTTACAGAAGAATCAGAACAGTTGTATAGCAGTAAAATGTATACACCATTTGATAAGATATTATCTAAACAGATACCATTTGAAGATAGACTTATAAATCTTGATAGACCACAGTATTATGGAGGTGCAGGAAATACTTATGAAGTATTTAATGTACTAGAAGCTTGGGGGTTAGATGAAGACTTTTATCTTGGTAATGTTATAAAGTATATTGTAAGAGCTGGTAAAAAAACTTCTACTAAAAAAGAGGATTTACAAAAAGCTTTAGTATATTTACAACGAAGAATAGATAGACTATGAGTGAAGAAATGATAGTAAAAGAAATTAAGATATATTCCTTTGGGGATATCTTAGTTGGTTTAGACTCAGAAGAGATTAATGAGTCTGCAGAAATTATTGAGTTAAGAGAAACATTTTCTAAACTAGCAGAAACTCTTAAAGAAAATTATAATCTTAATAGATCACCAGTAAAGAGTTTATTGTTTGATCAAGCAATTGGAGACATAACAAAAGCTCTTCTTATGTCTGAGAAATTATTAAAAATGAAGTAATGAGAATAACTGCAATTATAATTATGTTTACTGTTATTGCCATGTTATGGTTAATAGCACATATACTATACAAGCCTGTGTATGATAAGATCTCACAGCAGTATGTAATTAATGAAGATGATTTTAAACTTGCAAATATTTGTATTGTATTGATGTTAAGCCTCTCTCTAGCAATTGGCCTACTACTATAGCCTGTATCTCTTCTCTTTCCAAAGGTTAATACAAACACAGGCGGATCCCCAGATTTTTTTTCTGGGGATTTTTTGTATATTAAAGAATTAGTTTCTGAATAGTTTGCTATCTAAATAATTTTCATTATATTATAGATATAGTGTATGTAATTACTTAGAAATGGATATTTTAAATTTTATAAGTTGGATTAAAGGGAGTAGAATAGTTACTACTGCCGATCCTACTCAAACTCTTTTACCTCTTGGATTAAAAGATGCTAGAAGAAATGATGGTTATTTAGCAGGTGCAATTGCATTAGATGATTTTATTTCTCAAATAACTCCTGTTACTCCTGCTGTCACATCTTCTATTTGGGCAAATGGATTTAAGGTAGTTGGTTGCATTAATGAAAATTTAGTATTGCCTGATAATTCAAATTTAGAATACCAATCACCATTAGCAATGTGTGTTGGTAAAACATTAACTATACCCGCAAGTACAACTTTAACAATATTATAAAATGAGTCAAATTAACGTAGATACAATTGTATCCCAATCAGCAGGACCTGTAACAATTAATGATGATTTAATAGTTACTGGAACAAATAATATTAGACCCTATAAGGTTTATTCAGCATTAATATCACAAACTGGTACTAATCCACCTGTAGCAGATGTATTAGAAAATACAATGAATGGTTTTATTGGATTTAATTATCTTTCTGTAGGTAATTATAGCATAACTTCTAACAATGAATTTACTTTAAATAAAACTGCAATTTTTGTAAACAGTACTCTTCTTAATGAGGAAACAATTGGTTGTGTTTATGGAGGAACTTCATTTTGCCAAATTGCTACACGGGATTCTTTTGGTGTATCAGCAAATGGTGTTATAAGCTTTTATAAAACTTTTATAGAAGTAAGAGTTTATCCTTAATAAAATAATTTATAAAAGTCATGGATGTATTAAATTTTATAAGCTGGATCAAATCTTTAAAGATTACTACCACTCTTCCTAATAATACTTTAATTCCTGTTGGTATTAAAGATCCTAATAGAGGAGATAGTTTTTTACCAGCAGTTATTACTAGTCAAGATTTATTAGCAAATCTTCCTGCAGGTGCGCAAGGACCAATTGGACCACAAGGAGTACCAGGACCAGTAGGGCCAGCAGGTCTTAACTGGCAAGGTGCATGGTCAGCAGCAGGAACATATGTTGTTGATGATGCAGTAGGATATAATGGAGCTTCTTGGTTTTGTATTAATTCCGTTGGACCAACTCCTGTTGATCCACAAACAGATACAACTAACTGGGCATTATTAGCTTCTCAAGGAGCAACTGGTCCTCAAGGTCCTCAAGGGATTCAAGGCCCTATAGGTCCATCTGGAACTGCTACACCAAGTTTTAGTATAGTTCCATCAGGATTGGTTGTTGTAGCTCCAGGATCTAATATAACTGTAACATTTAGTACAATACCTGCTAATACTTATAATAATAGTTCTTGGCCTATTTTTTGCATAAAAACTGCATTACAAAAAGTAGTAGCAGCAACAACTTTAAGAACAAAAGTTTATATAACTAATACAGCTCCTACTCAAGGAACTGTTTTTAATGCTACTGGTGCAATTCTTATTGCAGATACAGATACTGCAACATCAGGTGTAAATCAAAGAGTTGTAAAAATTGAAAGAGATATTTGGTTTACTAATAATCTTTGCCAATTTTTAAATAATGGTACAGATCCAAATGAAGCATTCTCTGATTCAGGTATTGGAAGTAATGCTGGAGCAACATATAATTCCGGAATTTTTGAGAATGGAATGTCATTTGGATTTATAAATTGGTCACTTAATACATACATTGTAGTTACTGTAGAATCAGTTGGAGGAACATCTTCTATTGGAGCTAGATTTCTTTCAGTAGCAAGAATTTAAATTAATAATTATATATAAAATAAAGTAAAATGGATATTTTAAATTTTATTTCATGGATTAAAGCGGGTAACTATAGAACCACTTTACCAACAGATGTACCTAATCTTTTAGCAATTGGGTCTAGAGATGTAACTAGAGATGATGCTTGGTTACCAATGGCTGTAAATGCAGAACCATTACAAGCATTGTATGATAATGGAACAGTAACTCAAACAATTGTTTCTAGTAATCCAGTAACTCTTAATTCAAGAAATGGAGTTGTTGAAACTGTAGCACTTACTACAGCAGCAACAGGACAAGAGTCATTTACTTTTAACAATGCTAACCTTACAACTAGATCAACTGTTCTTTTAACTGTTGAGTATTTTAGTACTGGTTTTCCAGTAGTTAGTTTTGGTAATTTATCTGCAGGGTCACTTACATTAGTCATATCTAATGTTGATACCCTTAATGCATTAAATGATTCTGTTCGCATACACTTTATGATCCTTAATTAAATAAGAAACTATGTCAATAGGAAATTTAAAAGACTACGGAAACAAAGGAAATAACTTTCCGTGGCAATTAAAAGTACTTGAGGGTATACAAAGAATTTATGATTACCTGATAGGTAGCAGTGTTCCTCAACCAAGGACACCTGTAATTATTTCTGATACTGGTTCTGGAGGTATTTCATTAACATATGGTTTTTCAATAGCCAATGTTGGCGGTGCTGCTGGATTAGTTAATGGTGTTACATTACCTGCAGGAGCAACTGTAAATTTTGCTCCGGATAATAATAACTATCTAAATGGTATTACTTATGATGCAACAGGTACTACATTTTTAATTACTTGGATCCAATAAATTATGGGTACTATAGTTTCCATAGGAGGTTCAGGTTCTAATGACATTCTTACACAATACCCAATGCTTACAGATGCATTTGGTAGACTGAGAGTTAGTGAACCATTTACATTGTTTGACTCTAGTCATAGATTTGCAGATAATAATTTGTGGTCGACAGCTACTGCCGTAAGTGGAACTGCTACATTTGATGCTAATGAAGGATTAATTAATTTAGGTGTAACAGCAGCTTCAGGTTCTGAAGTGGTTAGAGAAACTACAAAAGTATTTTCATATCAGCCTGGTAAAAGTCTTCTTGTTCTAAATACATTTGTAATGAATCCTGCTAAAACAGGACTTAGACAAAGAGTGGGTTATTATGGAGCATCTAATGGATATTATCTAGAACAAAATGACAGCGCAGTAAGTTTTGTTGAAAGAAGTTCTGTTTCAGGATCATTAGTAAATAATCCAGTTGCTCAAGCAAATTGGAATGTTGATCCTATGGATGGATCAGGTCCTAGTGGAATTACTCTTGACTTAACAAAAGCTCAAATTTTATTTATGGACTTGGAGTGGTTAGGTGTGGGAACAGTTAGGATAGGATTTATTATAGATGGAAATTATTATGTTTGTCATAGATTCAACCATGCTAACTTAATCACATCTACATATATTACTACAGCTTCTTTGCCTCTTAGATATGAAATAACAAATACATCCGCTACAGCTTCATCAAGTAGATTAAAACAAATATGTTCTACTGTAATATCTGAAGGAGGATATGAACTTCGTGGCTTACAACAGGCTGTAGGTACGCCAATAACAACACCTAAGACCTTAACTACGGCAGGCACATTGTATCCTATAGTTTCATTAAGATTAAAATCAACTAGATTAGATGGAATAGCTATAGCTACAGCTGTTTCTATAATAGGAAATACATCTGCTAATTACAATTGGCAGTTGGTGTCTTCAGGAACAACTACAGGTGGAACTTGGATTAGTGCAGGAGTAAATACTTCTGTAGAATATAATTTAACAGGAACTGCTTTTGCAGGGGGGAGAATTATAGCATCAGGATATTTTACAGCTACAGCAAGTACAAGTGTATCTATTGATATATTAAAGGCAGCATTGTTTAGTAATCAATTAGAAAGAGATGGATTAACAGGAACTCCTTATGAGTTTACAATAGTTTTAACAGCAGGTACAAATAATGAAAGTGTATTTGCATCAATGGATTGGGAAGAAGTAAGTAGATAAGTTATAAAATAAATATATTAATTTACAATGAGTACATTGATTCAAATATCTAAACCACAAAATCCAATTGTTTTAACAGCAAGCGGATCTACTGTTAGGGGTACACAAATTGTTATTGAAAATATTTAAATAGTATGAAAAACTTAATTATACTTTCTTTATTACTAGTATTTATCACTTCTTGTTCATTAGAAAGAAGACTTGAGAAATACTGTCCACTTTGTACACAAAAAGATAGTACAGTATATATAACTCAAATTAGAGATACTACAATAAAGATTCCGGGAGAAACTGTATATATAGAAGACACATTATTCTGTGATTCACTAGGTAATGTATATGCTTCTAGACTTGCTGAAAAAGATGGAACTATTATCAAACTACAATCAAGAGTAAGAGATAACAAATACAAAGTAATTGCCCGTGTAGATACTGTATACAAGACAGTTAGAGGCAATACAATTTACAAAACCAAACTTGTAACAAAAACTCAAAAGCCAGAAAAAATAAAATATATTCCGGGTTGGGTCAATTTCCTAGCATGGTTAGGCGGAATATGGTTAATAATTATTATATTATATATTATATACCGTCTGATTAAAGCTCAAATACCTACAATATGAGAACAAATATAACACTGGCAGTTTTGACAATTACATCTTTCTTTGCACCTATCCAGATAATGGTAATAGTTTTAATGTTCATAATCTTTGTAGATACAGTAGTTAAACTAATCTCACTTAGAAAAATAGCTAAACAGTCTAAGAGAAAATACAGAGATGTGTTTAAATCTAGAATTCTCAGACAAGGATATATTTACAAATCTCTAGGATATTATATTACAGCCGGTGTGGTGTTTCCTTTAGACTATTATGCATTAACCCCATTTATCAATGGATTACTGAAGTTTTTAAACTTTGATTTTGTTATAGCAGTACCTGCAATACTTACAAACATTCTACTTGGTATATTCTCAATTATAGAACTAGCTTCAATTAATGAAAACTGGTTTGATATTACAGGAAACAATGTACTTAGAAAAACTTGTGACACTGTAAAGAAACTAAGAAAAGGTTTAAAAGACGTATCTGATACTTACAAAGACATCAAGAACTAATGAAACTAGATATTAATAAGATTGTTCAAGCAAGGTTAGACAAAGATCAGTTTTATGCTGAAGAGTCTAAGAAGACACAAATCTATCTGCATCATACCGCAGGTGGAGGCAATGCAGTAGCTGTATCACGGTACTGGAATAGTAATGATACAAGAATAGCAACTGCATTTGTTATTGGAGAGAATGGAGATATTGTACAATGCTTTTCATCTAAACATTGGGCTTGGCACTTAGGAATAGATTCAGAAGACTTTACTAAGAATGGAGCTAAGTATCAGAATCTAAATAAACTTTCTGTAGGTATAGAAGTGTGCAATTGGGGTCCATTAAAACTCCGCAATGGTAAATACTATAACTATGTGAATGGTGTAGTTAAACCTGAGAATGTAACAACACTAGAAACACCATTTAAAGGTACCAAATATTGGTACAAATATTCAGATGCACAGATAGAATCATTAAGACAATTGGTAGAGTATTTATGTGAGACATATAATATTCCTAAAACTTATAGATCAGAAATCTGGGCTATTGACAAAGAGGCATTCAAAGGTACTCCTGGAATCTATACACATAACTCTGTAAGGAAAGACAAGAGTGATATGTATCCAGATCCTAAAGTAATAGAAATGTTAAAAAACCTATAATATGAAATTTAGAAACTCTTGGAAATCATCTGCTAAGCAATGGGATAAGATAATGATTAGACTTAGACTATCATCATTAGACTTCTTTACATTTGAAATGGATATCTCAAGAAACTTTTACTTATTGACCATATTAAATTTTACAATTAAAAATAGATAATATTACTTAATCTTCTCTAAGTAAGGTGATCCAGGTATCTAGTATGCCTGGATTTTTTATTTAAACTTGTTTTATTTAAACTTATTTTATATATATTTGTGTAAACTTTAAATATAATATCATGGAAAACCAACAAATGAATGAGCAATTATCTGCTGAACAATTAGAAGCTAGAAGAGAGGAAATGAAACAATTTTATGAAAGTTCAGTTCCTTATTTAGAAGCACAAGCTAAGTATGAGAAACTACTTACTGAAGTTGAAGAAGCAAGATACAAAAGAGCTACAATGCAATTGCAATATGCAACAATGATGGCTGCTACACAACCATCAGAAGATGATGAAAATGAACCTACTACATTTACAGAACAAGCACCTTCTGGTAGTAAAAAATTAAAGAGAGGTTAATGGCACTTGTAAATCAAGTTCAGAAAAAGGTTAAAATGCCTAAATGGGATGTTGTTAAATTTCAGATTCTTACATATTCATATATTAATAGAATATCATTAAGTGAATCTGACTTAAACTGCCTTGCATTACTTAGTTTCAATCAACCAATTGAGCTAAGTAATTTTTGTCTTGATGCTTCATCAGAAGAAGATTGGATTTTTAAATCTCCACAAACCGTTAGAAATTGTATAAATAAAGCTGAGAAAAATAAACTTGTTATTAAGGATCCTAACAATAAAAAATTTATAATGTTAAATCCTAATTTAAAAGTTCAAACAGAAGGTGTAATACTTTTAGATTATAAATTTTTAAGTAATGACGCCCAAGAAAGCAAATAAGTTATACAAAGAACTAACTAAGGAGTTTGAAATACAAGAAGGTTTAGCAGAAGATTTAATTGAATTTTATTATAAAACTTTAAGAAAAAAATTAAGCAACCTTACAGATCTAAGAATTAATGTAGATGGACTAGGGCATTTTGTAATTAAAATTCAAAAGGTAAAAAAAGCAATCCCGCATTATGAAAAAGTTTTAAAGGATCATGACACTTCTACATTTGGTGCTTATCATAATAAAAAGAGTGTAGAAGAAAAATTAGATCTTTTAAATAAAATTCATGATAAAGCAGAAAAAGAACTAACAAAAAGAAAAAACTTTAAAGATGAAAAATACACTAAAACTAATTTGGGAAAACCGCAAGCAGATAGTAGAGGGGATAACCAATAGTGTTATTAGAGATGAAACAGTAGAGGAAATATCTAGACTTAGATATGATATCTGTGATAGTTGTCCAAGCAAAGGTAAAAAATGCGCAGTAAAAGGAACAGCTCCATGCTGTAATGAATGTGGTTGCTCACTTGGATTTAAAACTAGATCATTAGCATCTGACTGTCCATTGGGTAAATGGCAAGCAATTTCTACTGAAGAAGAAGAACAACAAATGGAAAAACTATGAGTATAGTATTCAATGCCAAGGATCATAGCTATAGAAGCAATGATGGATCAGAGATCAATTGGATAAGTGTAACAACTTTGGTATCACATTTTAAGATACCTTTTGATGCTGAGAAAGTAGCAAAGAAGGTTTGTAAGAATAAAAGATCTAAGTGGTATGGCTATACTCCAAAAGAGATAGTATCTATTTGGAATGCTGAATCAGAAAGAGCAATGTCTCTTGGGACCTTTTATCATAACCAAAGAGAAGCTGACTTATGTTCTTTAGCTTCAATAGAAAGAGAAGGTGTAACTGTACCTGTGTTTAAACCAACGGATTTAAATGACGGTATTAAGTTAGCCCCATCACAAAAACTAGAACCAGGCGTGTATCCAGAGCATATGGTTTATCTTAAATCAGCAGGCATCTGTGGTCAGTCAGATCTCGTAG